ATATTTCTATCATAACTATTTGAGTATTTATAATAGATTCAACGGATAAAACCTATCATTATATGCTTTTACAAATTCACATTCTGTGATAATTTCGATATCAGTCATGCGGGGATTCTCAGAAACAAAATGTTCTGCCATCTCAAGAGTAGGGAAAGAACGCACTTTGCAATACTTGCATTCTCTGGGAACAAGAATAAAGACAGATCCGGAACTTACACCCAAAGGACCAGAAGCGCCGTTCGCATCACCCCCTAATTTATTAGGGATTTGAAAAAAGTCTGAAAAATCGTCCCGATTTATGCTGGTAATTCCCCAGCAGCCAACTTCCCGAAATTCTTTAAATTCTTCAAGCGTACCTTGAAAGCAACCGGATGCAACCGCTCTTTCATAATCTCGCAGAAGAAGTTCGTCCTGTTGTTTCAGTATCTCACCCTCTGAATCTTGTTTGGCTATTATCTTCATATCTATTCAGTTATTAAGGTTTATCAACTACCAAGTCGCACTCAGGTGCCCATCCTAAAGACCTCGTACCATCCCATACATTGTATAACCATTCATCCACAAACCCCTTTTGTGGATTGAAATTAGAATGATGGAGGTTAATTACCTCAACCTCTTTGCCAATCTTAGATTTATCCGGATGATTGGCTATTTTTACTTTTTCTCCAATTTTAAATTTAGCTTCCATTACTTCCGTTTTTTAGTTGGTATATAAATGGGGGATGCTTTCCCTTTATTGTTTTTATTTATGCCGTTCATTTGGTCAACTATCTTTTGATTGAAGATGGTAGAACCAGCAAGATTTTTGATGTTCTTTCCCATATTTAATTCCTTTCTATTTGATTAAGAATTTAACTCTCGTTCAAAAATTTCTCTCGCTTTCCCTAAAACATCTGTAGGAATATCAAAGCGTGTTTCTTCTCCCATAATACGAAATGCTTCAGTCGCTTTCTGACGTCTTCATCGCAAACCAAATTGATAATGTGGGCTAAATCATATATCGTAAACTTTGGCAAACTATTGATGGGGAATTTATCTATTATACTTGCAATATATTTTTCTGACTCTTTCACATCTATTCTGTTTTACGTTAATTGTTTATCAAATCCTTTAATCTTTCTGCCGATTCGTTATCCACCTTGCCATTAAACTTCCGGCAATTCTGTTCATGCAATCCGGTAGCCAGCTTTCCACAACAGCAAAACATTGTTTGCTTGTCGGACAACTCATCAAATACCTTTCTCCTTGTAGAACTCCAAGCCGACGCATGGTGAGTTTTTAAATATTCTATCCTTTCTGATTTCTTCATTTCTATATTGTTTTACTCTATTCTATTTAAAATCTCTTTCCGTATAACCTCCTTTGCATTAAAGTAAAAGAGTCCTTTCTTCAACCGTCTAATGTCCTGCATAGGCATTTCATTGATGTAGAAGTAAAAAGCTTCGTACGGGTCGCTGAAATTTCTTGCAAGCGCATTATTAGGCTTGTTGTTCATATATCGTTCTATGGAGACAATCATGCGCTTTGCATATCCAGGAAACATCTTAAACTCTTTCTGCATCTGTTTACATCCTGCAAGGGGACAACCAACACATCCATGACGAGAAAGATTGTAAGGCGCATCGTAATACTTAGAATACGGAAGGTTGTATTTTCGGATATAGTTCCAAACATCAGTTTCTGACCAGTTTAGAATCGGAAGGATATGTTTTGCACCTTTCATCCACTTACGCGCATCGCATTGTTCTGGTTCATATAATGCTCTCAATTGGCTTTCTTCTGACCTCATTCCCTCGATTGTGCGCTGACCGATACCGTATTGCTCCTTCAACTTCTCACAGCAAAAACGCCTCATTCTGCCGGGTAAACCTTTAGTTTCTATCAAATGAAAAAAAGATTGCTTCGGTTGAAGTATCCGAACCTGTGAATAATTCTTCTTTATAAAACTGATTGTTCCGGGCGGGTCAACGGTAGTATTTGCGTAAGAAGCATTATACTTTATGCCGGAACGCTCTGCAAGGTCAAGAATTACAACACTATCTTTGCCACCAGAAAAGCCTAAACACATCGGATCGTCACGTTCCATGCTGCGAAGGAAGTCGATTGCTTGCTGCTCCTTTTTATTCATTTCTTTATTGTTATGATGGTTATTTATTCTCGAAAATATGCGCAAACACACACTTTTCATCCGATAGTTCCAATCCGAGTTGCGACGGGAACCGTTTGATATAATTATAAAACTCAAACATCTTCTTCTCATCATCACCGCAGCGATCTATTAACAATTTAATGAAGGCAAGAAGACAATCAGAGTCATTTCCGAAGTTTTCCTGTGTGGATAATTGCGTCTTGTCAACATCCTGTTTTAGCCTTCGGATGGCGGAAATCGCAGTGTTGAAGTTGCGTTTTGCATCATGACGCAATTCATAGCCTTGTTTTCCCATTTCACTTCTCAAATCGTATAGAAGCGTTTCCACGACGTCAGTCAACACGTAGGTTAGGTTGAGCGTCGTATTAAGATTTGTTGTTCCTACTAACATGATTTATTTATTTCTTAAGCTTATAAAGCCTCGTTTAACCAACTCTATCAGATCCGACATATTTTCTTCACTTATTTCTGCCTGAGTCTCACCATTTACAGATATATAGTGAGGAATGCCAAATCGATCACGGATTCTCTTACGGATAACAGGAGTAGACTTGTTCTCCCAGTAAATTGTAACTACCATATCTAAAATGGATTATCATCCTCTACACCAGATTGTTTGCCTCCTAATAATGGGACATAATCAAGATTATAAAAGCAAGTCGTAGCGGCATTGAACCCACATATGAACCGTAGAAGTCCAATATTTCGTCCTTTAGCAATATCTATCATAGCCGTCCCTTTGGTATCTACATTAGAAAAATCGTTCGGATAGGATTTATTGTTAACCTCAGGCCGATAGATCAAAATGACAACATCGGCAGCTTCCGCTATTTGTCCGCTGTCACGAAGTCGCCCCAATGTAGGAACCGGATTCATTGTATCCCTATTCAACTGAGAAAGGGCTATAATCCAAATGTCAAGTTCTTTAGCTAAGTTCTTTAATCGCCTAGCCACATCCCCCATCTGTTGTTCTTTATTAGCTCCCTTCATATTCACATTCAAGATCTGAAGATAATCGATAATAGCACCGTCTATTCCAAACTTCAATTTCATATATCGGATAGATGAAATGATAGTATCAATATTAGAAGTGCTTCTATCATCAAAGTATATTCCCTTTCCCGACATTTTACCTACTCCAACATCTATCGCTTGTATCTGTGAATCAGTCAAACGTGAATACATGATTTGATTAGCCGGAACCCCACTTTCCATAGAGAGAATACGAGCCGTTATTTGCTCCTTTTTCATCTCCATTGAATACATAGCTATCTTAGCGCCCAAAGACGCTGCATTTCGCATAATAGACACCGCAAAAGATGTTTTACCTTGGCTTGTCTCCCCTGCAATAATTATCAAGTCTGATTTTTGCAATCCGCCTGACTTTGAATCAATTTTTTCAAATCCAGTAGGAATACCCGTTAATTGTCTATTCCCTAAAAGATTATCATTTATCATGCCATATACACTTTCAAGTCCATCGTTAATGGTTGAAATAGTAGTGCTACTTGATTTGAAAAGCGATGCAAGTTCATTACTCACCGAATTAGAGACATCGAGAATATCCTCTGCTTCTGAATAAGAGTTTGATACAAGATACTGTCCTATATCCCAAAATTTACGTCTTATCGCCAGATCGTGCAGCCGTGCTGCATACTGGTATAAATCAAAAGTACAGTTAGAAGCAATTCGCATATACTCCATAAGGTCAAACTTCACCCCATTAGCAATAAGTTTATTCTTGACCGCTACCACATCAGGCCGACTGCCAGACGATGCCACTTGAAGGATAGCTTCGTATATCTGAAGATGGAATGGATTATAGAAAGAATCCTTGGATAATAACTCCCTCACTTCTTCAAGCGCATTGCGTTCAGTGATAATAGTACCTAAGACAATCTTCTCAGAATCTTCATCTCGTAGTTGCACATTAATTTCCATATTCTTTTTTTGCCCAGTTTAATACAGTCCTGTAAAGGTTAGTATATCGTTTACGTAGATCCTTTCGATTCTCTATCTGCTCGATGATGTCAGCAATCTGTTTACCCGTATATTTCTCTTTGAGTTTTAGAAACTCCGCTTCCGTGATTTGGGAAGAGAAGTTTTTAGCATTGCTGCAATAAGGAGCGTTCCGTTTTAGCCAGTCATTGAATTTTAGAAAATCAGGATTTGAAGAAGCGGATGAAGAAGCTTTGGCTTCTTTCTTATCTCCGTTAGGAGATTCTTTCTTATCTTCCTTTTCCTCTTCCTTTTCCTCCGTAGTGTTCACGTCGTTATCACGTAGTGTTGACGTAGTGTTCACATCGTTATCATTTAAAGCCTTACTAATCAATTCTTTTACTATACCCTTACCGATATAAGACTTATCGTATCTCTTATCAAGGACTTGATGACTACGGAATGTGCGGATAAAGTAGTAGCTTTCTTCTGCGTGAATAATAGGTACTAACATCCGGGCATCCACTAAGGCATCTATCCACTTTTTTATTTCAGATACTCGTAAATTTTCATCGTAAGGGAATATTTGAGACTTGAGTAATGCAGCATTACCTTTGATAACTCCGAAATCATCAGCAAAATTCCAACAACCAATAAAGAAAAGACGGCATGGAATTGGTAGTTTACCTATCTTTTCATCTTCCCAAAATTCAGGTTTGATTGTTCTTATTCGTGCCATACAAACATTTTATTAGGTAATACAGATTATATTCTCCACTTTGGGGACACTTTGGAATATGCTCAATGTCCTTAATTACTTCTTTTATACTTTTCATATTAGAATCTCACATTAGTTAGTTGTCTACCTTTGGAGTAAACGGCCCATTTGCCATTGCTTCCATCAACAAGCCTTAAATCAGATACTTCACCGAAGCGTTTGATGTTTCCACATAAATCTACAATCCATCCAACCTCTTTCTGGGGATGTGGACGAATAGCCCGACCAACTATCTGATACCACATAGCAAGTGACATCGTAGGACGGGCCATAACAACCGTATCAAGCTCGGGATAATCAAAACCAGTAGTCAGAACTCCGACATTGGCAACGACCGGGATTTCACCAGATTTGAACGCAGCAAGGATTCTTTCACGAGTAGATTTGGGAGTATCACCCGAAACAATAGCGCATCCGGGAATGGACCACGTAAGCTGTTCGGCTTCTTTCAAGAACCGGGTAAATACCAGTATTCCTTTTCGTTTACCTCCAGCTTTTGGATTCATCAGCCTTTGGACGATATGGACGAGATAACTGTAAAAGTCGATTCGTTCATATTCCTTTTGGATTGATTTATCCGTATAGTCGGCACCAGTAGTGTTCACCCGTAAGTTGAGTTCATTCCATCCCGAAGGATTCATCGGATAGTAATTCAACTTTGCCAAATATCCCATATCTAAGAGAGTTGATACCTGTACATGGTAAATGACCTCTGAAAAGACATGAGGCTTTGTCCGGGTGATGAATTTCAGCATGGAGCCGAAGTCACGTGAGGAAGACAATCTATAAGGAGTTGCCGTCAAGCCAAGAACCTTGCACTTCACTGCATCAAAAAAATCCTTGTACATTCCCTCTTTGGGGTTTACCAAATGGCACTCATCCACAATTATGTTTTTAAAGTGGGTAAATAATTCGGGATGATTCTTCACGCTACCTATGGTGGCGAATGTGATACGGCTTATCTCCTTTGAGTTGAAAGAAGCCGAATAGATGCTACAATCAAGAATACTATATGAGCACAGTTTCTTGAAATTTTGCTCCAAAATTTCTTTACTCGGCTGGAACACTAAGGTATGTCCGTCAAGCCTTGCAGCTATATCCGCTATGATAAGGCTCTTTCCCGAACCCGTAGGCAAGACCATGATAGCATTCGTTTTCTTGGCTTTGTTGTTGAAGAAAGAAACGGCTGCATTAGAGGCTTTCTGTTGGTAATCACGCAGTTGGTACATATCAATCTATAAACTCTGTATTATCATTTACCTGTGCGTCATCACACACCTTAACCGCAACATTTCCATTGGGCTTTAGCCTACATTCTTGAATTTCCCTTGTTTCAATAAGTGTGAAAGAAGCGTGTGTATTGTTAGAGTGCAGGTACTCACCATCCCAAACCCATATTCCACCGTGTATGTCCTTGAATGTACCTATATTGGGATTCAATGTTTGCAGTATCGCTTTGCGACCTACATTGGTCATGGCAACAAATCCGCTATGGGTTGGATTCATTTCTTTTACTTCCTCATATAGAGCGTTGTCAAGTTGCTTTAGCCATAAAAGGAATTTCGGCACTTCCTTGTCTTGGTAATATTTTATTCTTCCTCCCAACAAAGCATAGGGAGTAAAATTGATTATTTTCTTGGATATAAACTCTGCATTGAAATGCTCTCGTTTAATAATCGGCCTTCCTTTTGCAAAATAACCACCTCCAGATACGAACTCTATATTTTCATTTAGCCCTAAGTATGAAATTGGGATATAGACTAAATCCATAAAGTATTCCAACTTTTTGGGCTGTGTCAATTTTGACTTATATACATCTTTATGTTTCTCTTTAAATTCGTTTATCCATGAGTGAAATTTACTTGCCATTCTTGAATACCCGATAACTCGATCTCTGCTTCCATGAGGGCAATAATTATCAAAAGCGACACAATTACCTTTTGCGTACAACTCGCATTTTTCGGGACATTCGCAATAGATAATATGACCGATTGCTTTTTCTGATTTCTTTTGCTTGAATAGCGCATCTGCTGGATTCCATACCCATGCGTCAATTTCTTTCTTCATAATCCTTTCTCCTTCCTAAGTTTCTTATTCAGTGCCTTGTAATACTTAATTAGCTGCTCGTACTCGAAATCAGACATCTTAGAAGTACCGGCAGCTTTCACTTTTAGTAAATCAAATTTCTGTTGTCCGATTTTAGCTATCAAATTCTTTTCGTAATTAATCAAATGGTCTGCGCTAAACCGATTGCACGCTCGGCATTCGGCATGAGCGTTATCTTCGTCAAACCTTGTAGAGAGGTGGCGGCGTGAATGAAAATGACCGCAGTCTGCCTGCTCGAAAGGCTTTATTTCACCACAACTTATGCACTTAAAGAATCTGTAGTTAAAAGGTTTACTATCTCTTAGTCGAATATATAAGCTGAAAACTTTGTCGAGTTTAGCTTTCAAATCCGGCTTCTTCTTTACTGTTATCCCTGCTTTATCAAACAAGGGTAAAGGCTTGTCTTTCTTCTTGGACTTAGTTCTTTTTATGTAATATGGCATTATTTAAACCCCCATTCTTTCATGTAATTAATATTTTCAGGAAATCCTTCTACAGGAACAGGACTAAGGAACTCCTTATCATATCCTAACTTTAAACACCCTTCGTATTCTTTCTTGGAAATTTCGCTTACATTAAAATGCGGTTGGAATCCATACCCCTGAACCCCGAATCCTAAATAGCATTTAAATTTCCTTATTGCCCATTCAATAGCAATGTCTCTATTATAACCATGTTTAGAGAATACTGCCACATATATCTTATTTTGGAAATATCCTGTTTCTGTCAAATCTGGATTGCATCTGATACAGAAGTATTCAATGCGTGAAAGAACTTTCTCGATAAAATCCTCATACTTTTTGCAATCCTCTTTTGCAAGAAACTCTTTGCCATCATTTGCTATGTAGATAGTCTTAGTTATTTCTTTTGCTTTCACATTATTTATTACCAATTAAAAGCCCCGAAGCGTATTCTCCGGGGCACAACCATTATTTACTAACCCATGCCATTTATGTGTGGCTCACATTATTCCATCGGGAACACTATCTGTATGCGCATTACAGAAATATCCATTTGCAACTGAATACTTTCATGTTCCCTTTCCAACCCAAGTTTGTGGAGAAGCCCAGATTTGCACTGGGACGAGTTGCCAAGCTCGCCACATCTAAAGTTGGCATTCCTATTATCGAGTGGTGCGTCTACTGATTCCGCCACTTCTCCATGTTTGCCTACCATATCTTCACAGACCTAGCAGGCAGGTTAACAAAGTTATTCCATATAAGCCATAGAAAACTCTTTCGGGATGAACCGCCCCACCGGAATAGGTTTGGCAGACTCAATAGCCGCATGGATTTCCCTCTTATTAAACTCGTGTCCTTTTTCTTTGGCTTGCTTCTCGCATTCTTCCTCTTTGTTTTTGAGGTAATGAGTAATAAGCATCATTGCCCTATCAACATTGAAGGTGTTCACGACAAAGGTTTGAATCCTTTCTTCTTCATCAAAGGTGATTTTAGTTTCAATTTGATAGAACTTCTTTTCATCCGGCTTGCTTTCTTCGTCCTCCTCTTCTTCCGTTGCTGAATCGCCTAAAAGGAATGTGTCTCTCAATTCTTCGAGGGTAGCATCATCAACTTTACGTTCTTTCAGATTATCGGTAAGAATCACGCAAGAATCAAACTCCTTTGCCATCGTCAGAGTGAAGCCTGACTGATAATTAAGTTCAATATAGTCTCTCAAGATAAGGCAGACATTTTCCAACCCAGTGGCATAGAGCAGGAACTTGTACTTCTTATCGCCTATCTGCGCTTGTGCAAGATAAGGATATAAATAATTATTCTCGTTCTCAAATGCCAAGCGTTTTTGGCTACTGACTTCCACCTCTTTGATACCGTCAGCTTCCATACTGAAACGGATTTTTGCCAATAGGTCTTGGTCTATCAACGTGCCACGTTCAAAGAGGATTTCATGTCGTTCAATGTTTAATGTTTCTCCGGTGTCTTCATCAATGAAAGATTCCTCCCATGTTTTGAGGACACGTTTTGCAAGGTACATATTAAGCATCTTCTTCGGGTCGGATGTCACATACCGGATTTCTGTTTTTCTTGTTTCTACCATAATTAAATAAATTCTTGATTTCTTTGTATTTCCTGCTGAGCGTATATCAGCATTTGATGTTCGTTTGCGGCAGGAAGATAGATACCTGCTTGTGCCGCACTCCAATTACGAAAGCGGTCAATAGATAAGGTCATTTCGCCTGTTGTCAGTTCGGCAGAACTGCGCAAATAGGTTACTTCATTGCCTTTCTTGTTGACCATCTTACGTTCAAATAAATCACGGTTGCAAGTCCGCTTGTAGAAATCAATTTTAGCTTCGTCCAGACTGCAACCGTATTCGCTACCGAAGTACCCTAAAAGCAGATGCAGGTAAGAGTTTTGGGCAAGCGTTCGGTTGGGCAGTTTCTTTTTTACTTCCACCACCGCACGCTCCTTGAACAGCTTGTTTACATACTCCTTGAACTTGGGCACTTGGTATTCATTCTTCAAGTCGAAAATCATACACTAAAAAGGCAAATCGTCCTTTGCATTACCATTCGCATCAACCGGTGGTGGGAAGTTTTGCGGTTGCTGATAAGTTGGCTGTGGTGTGGGCTGCTGAACAGGCTGTTGTACAGGTGGAGCTTGGGCGGATTGCGATACACCGCCGCGCGCTTCTATTTTGTAGCACCAAATGGACGCCATGCGTTTAAACTCTCCATCCATATTCGTCCAAGAACGCCCTTTTAGAGCGAATGATACAATAACAACATCACCATTGTTAAAACGGCCAAGTTCTGCACATTTATCACCAGTAAACTCTAAAGGAATAATATTTTCATACTCGCTACGCTCACCCGTATAAGGGTCATAGGACGTAGCGTCTAAAATAAATTCCCGTTTGATAAATGGAGAACCACCGTTTTTCGATGGAATTTGGACGGTTTGCCCGATTTCAATTATTCTTCCGGTTATCTGATTTGCCATTAGTTCTCTCCTCCAAAAATCTTTTTATCGGTGATTAATTCTCTGTTTTCTTCCAAGAACCGGATAAACTCCTCACAGTGCTCCGTAAGAATAGGAATATCACGTTCAGGATTGAAAACGTATGTTTCTGTATAGGTATCTACCACATAACCGCCTTTATTAAACTCTACGATGTTGTACTCAAATGTCCGCACATCAGAACCGCTCTGCATAAGAGCGTATGGATAAACCAAATGCTGGTGGTGGTCTTTGAACTTCCCTACGGTATAGCTGCCGGTTGTTTTCAAATCATTCACCGTTGTAGGCATAAGGTAGTCTATCAATCCATAAACAAGAACATTACCGTAGGCAGTTGGCAGGATAGCTTCTACTCGCTGTTGGGTTAAACCTCCCTTGTAATAGTCTGTTAATTCCCGACAAAGAGAAATAGGGAAAGTAAACTCTCTTTCGTGATAGATAGCTTTCAGTGCAATAACTTCCTTCGTTTCTTCCTCATCATAATAAAGAGGTTTCCCTATTTCATCACATGCACCAAATCGTTCTACTTTATAGACACGTTCAATTTGCATGATTTCAGATTTTCTTTTCTCTATCATGCAATCAATGATTTCATTCAGTGCCGTTCCTTTGTCGGCCGCTTCACTGTCGAAAGGTTTACGATTGATACAGTTTATCAGTTCTTGAAACAGTTGCTCGTGAAACTCTTCGGGGGTATGGGGAGGATTTTCACTCCATCCCCAATACTTATCCCAAATCACATCACTATTCAGATACCCCCAAAAGGCGTCTAAAAGTGTTGCATATATGCGGTAATTAGGCTGCTGCATCTGAATAAGTTTTAGTTTCTTTATCAAAGACCAGCCCCAAAGCCTTCACCTTTGAAGCAAACAAGCTTCTCGCCATCATTAAAGAACTACCAACGTGTTCAAATTCATTGATGTGAGAAGCAAATTCATTAGCAGAATTGGCATCGGTGATAAATTCAATACTCTCTTTGATTTCTTCTATCACCTTATCGTATTTCTCTTGTGCTTCTTTCTTGGCGGCAAGCATACCCAAATACGAATTGATTATTCTGGTAGTGATAAAGTCGTTTTTGGCAGTCGGATTGCCATTCTTGTCAAGAATGGTAGGAACCTCCATCACTGAAGGAAGATTGCAAGTGTTCTTACCGTCATTTCTTGAAGTAGGATCAAAAGTTATAGTGCGTCTCTGTATGCCTCTCTCGCTCTTCATTTCGAGATAACCGAGCAAATCCAGTTCAGTAACGATGGAGTTGTAGGACTTCTCACGCAAAGCAGGAATAAATACTGTATCATCACCTTCTTTTCTCGTATCACGGTGAGCGACAAAAATAATATGCTTATTCAGACTTGAGAGTGTTCTTGCCATCCATGAAAACTCAGCATTAATACCACTCCAATCCCTGATAGACGGTTGCCGGCTGCCACATTTATAAGTAATAATGAAATCCATCATCTTACCAATGGTATCTACTACCATTGTCTGATAAGCCGATAAATCTTCTTGCAAAACCTGTTGAACATCATTCCATGAAGTGACCTGTACGGTATCTATGTTTTCCAGATGCGCCATATTCATACGTTTAACACCATTATCAAAGTCTAATAACAAAGGCTTCGGAGCACTCAATGCTACTGTACTCTTTCCCATACCTGCTTGACCGTAAATCATCATCTTTACGGTGGTGGGGATTACTAATTCATTCGATTTCTTAATTAAGGACATAATCATAAAATTTAAAGGGTTATTTACTAATTTCTTTCATTTCAGCTTTCGCCAGTGGAGACAACGTTTTCATATAATTACACTTGAAAGCTGCCGCATCCAGTTCAACTACATTGTATCGAACACCTGAGCGCACCTTTCCATCGGCATCCTTGTACCTCTTTACAATGCCTTCTTTGACCCATTTTGCAACATTCCCCTTTCCATAAGAAATGTGAGCTTGATTTTGGGTTATAAATTTGGGCTCTTTGAACGAATCAATGCGTTCTTCCTTTCTACCTAATCCCTTAGCGTAGTCCACCAGTTTAAATAAAACTTCCTCCGGCATCTGTATTATCATAAGACCTCCTTATTCTTTCTGTTCGTTCCACTCTCGTTCTTCTTCCTTTTCTCATATCGCCTTGTTCGTGATAAAGCGAAAAAGAAAACACACATAATAGACAGCAGGCAACCACCATACGGCCAATGGGTGAAAAGTTCATCGTTAAATTTATACCCGATATTCTCTCAAACACAAGCGTTGCAAGCTCTCTCCCGTTCCTTAATTGAAGAACCTCAAATGCTTTTTGTAGTTGGTTGTTTATCGTGCTAACCGCCCGGCATTTGAGATCAGCAATTTCTTTCTTTTCATACCCTTGTGCGTACATCCGTGCTGTAATCTCGCATTCGGGTGTTAGTTCAGTTAATACTCTTTCCATAATCGTGTAAATTAGACCACTACTTAGTCATGTTATTGACGATATACATAGAATTGGTGTACTTATTCTTCGAAATGGTATATACATTCTTACCACCCGGAGCTACAACACCTTTTTCTCTCAATTCCTTGTTTATCTCATGGGCCTCTTGCCTGTAGCCAGTTACCTCAACTTCTGATAGTGGGATAATCTTCTGTTTTCCCGGCTTTACTTTTAAAATCGTTTCTCTGATTGTTGCCATAAAACTTATTGTTTAATTAATGATTTGTGGATGGTAGAGGAGTCGAACCTCTCTCAATCGTGACAATTGGTTGCGCAACACGAAGCTCTAACCGATAAGCTAACCATCCGGAATAAGAAAGGTGTACTATTCTCACGAACGGCACACCCAGTACAAACACAAAA